AATATCTAAGTTAAATGCACCTTCAGCACGCATACCGATTGCTAAGTTTTCTTCATCATTGATGTCATAAGCTCGAAAGCCCGGTACTTGTGATTCAGTTACAGTTACAGCACCATACTGCAAGCCAAAAGCATCGTTTTCCCCTACAGCATCCGTCACCAAGACTGGCTTACCTAATGTACCGGGTAAACCACCATAGATAACGATTTCAGATTCACCATAAATTTGCTTAGTGATTGCATCATCGACAATATCGAAATATGTATCTGAGTTCATCACCCATAAACCAATACGGCCAAACTTATCACCAAACTTACGCATACCACGAGTTAATGCTTTGCGGCCATCAACTACGATACTACCTTTTGCAACCATGTCCGGATTGCTAGAAATGGCCGCTTTTAAAGAAGCTAAACTGTACTCTAAACGGCCTGCAACCAATGCATCAGCAAGATCGTAACCAACAACCATAGCAAATTCTTCTGGTGTACGAGCACGGCGTTTAAATGCCTCTTCAGTAGATGCATAAGGACCATATTTATATGGAACTTTTACACCTACCGACTCACCTGCACCGATTTTTTCCGGAGTTACTTTTGCATTGGAGTTCACATCGCGATGTTTAATGCTGCCACCAACTTTGTAGAATGCATTTTTATTGAAGTCACCTTGAATGATTTCATTACGATAAATAATCGCACCATTGGAAGCTTCATTAAAGACATTCAAATTGTCTTGTAATCGTTCTAAATACGCTGTTTGGGCCAGTTGGTTGTAGATGATCATGTCGGAATTAACTGTCGTAGTCATAACTACTTATCTCCAAATTTTTAATGATTAGTTCGGTAGTTTTAGGAAGGCATCATTGCCATGTTCTTTGATGTAGTCAGCTTTCTGAGAAACAGACATTTCGCTGCGTTTCATTCCGGTAGGTGCTCCACCTTTGCCCCCACCTTGAAAACCGCCACCAGTTCCTTTACCACCTTTAAGAATCAAGTCTTTATGCTGGTATCCACCAACCAATGACTCTAAAGCTTCATCAACATTTGCAAGTTCACCCGGGCGGACACGTGAATAAATCTTTTCGCCGTTCGGATCGTATGCAACCACCTTGCCCTCTTCGATTTTAAAGTGATGACCAAAGGTCGCTTGCACCATATCCACAGGTACTGCAATGTTGTCTTGAATGTACTTAGAACGAGCAAAACCACCGCCAATTAGTTCTTTGTGCAAAGAGGCTTCTAGAGCATCACGTTGCTCAACAATCGGAGCATATTTTTCTTCAACTGCTTTGATAGCTTCAGCTTTCACTTTCTCAACTTCACCAGCATCCACCAGCTTTTTATCGTCGAGATTTTGGATTGTTTGTAATGCCTTTTTAGCTGCCGCTGGGTCTTCAATTCCTTCAAAAGCTTTTAATGCTTTTTCGGCTGCTTCTTTGGCTTCACGATGTGTTTTAGCTTCATTGTTTAAGCGTGCAATTGTTGCTACCGAGTGTGGTGCATCATGTGGCATTTCTTTGCCGTCATCATGAATATAGATCGGCTTATCACCGTCTACTTCCGCATAAACTTTACCGTCGATTGTTACTGTTTTAAGTTTCATTGGTCATCCAACCTATATATACAAAATGGGCATCCGCCCGGATTCGCCGTTAGCATCCGCTTTCGGCAGGCAATAAAAAAGCGCCCTTTAGGACGCTTCATTTCTATAAATGATTATTTACTTAAAGCTTGGCGTACAAATGCATCTTTTGCTTCAAGTAGCTTTCTTAATCCTGTGGATTTTTCAGGCCCGTCAGGAAGTTGCTCATCCATTTGCCGAGCTAAATCACCAATTGGCTTACTAACTTGCTGCAAATGTTCAGGTAAATGTTCATATTGGAAATATTGGATAATAGGGCTTGGCATTTTCTTCTCGCAAAAAAAGCACCCGAAGGTGCTATGGTTAAAAATTAAGTTCTATTTGATGAGTGCAATTGCTTTTAATCTTTCAAAAGTAAAACCATAAATTGCCATGGCTTGAAACCTTAATTTGAAGAAATGGCACCAGAATTCATTTTGTGCTCAGAATATATTGAGCATCTGACATATTGATTTGCTTTTCAGGCATTTGTAGTACCTTTAGCTACGTTTACTTTTTATTCCAAACCTCTGATCTAGGTTCATCACCAACTAAGCGGATGCCTTGAGGACCACCTACATCAAATGTTGCCGTGATAGTCGCTGGACCCTCAAAAACACTACAATTCATTTTTACAGAGGTTAATCCAGCTAATGGAATACCTGTTTCCTCGTCACAAAGAGCAAGATGAGAAGATTTATCTGAAACTCTTTTAAGTACCAAATGTCTAACTTTTGATTCACTCATAAGCCAAACTCCATAAATGACAAAAGCGCCATTTGGGCGCTTATATAGGTGAAAATTGTGTCTTAAGTGAGTTTAGAATTACCTGTAATCGGCAATAATTACTCACAGTTAAATCCAGTTCCAACAAGGTCTTTTTTCAAATTTGAAACGAGAGTTTGTTGTTCCTGCTGTTGTCCACTAAGATAATTTTTATCTAGAGTCTCTGCACCATCAATAGATTTATAAAGCTCTTTAGATTCCTCTAAATTGTCTTTTAAAAACGTGGTGAGGTTTAGTTTCGCCTGGGCAGCTCTACATAAATTATTTTTAGCTTCTAAATCTTGAGCAGCCTGTTTTACTTGACCAGTTGCAGGATCAAAAGAATATGCATTTGCCATTGCTGACTCCAAAGCTTCAGACAATCGATCATATTCTTTAAGATATTTTTGACTTGGTTCAGCTAAACAAGTGATGGAAATTAGGGTTAGACATACAAAAGCTATTGTTTTCATATTGTATAAATTCTGATGTTTAAAAAAATATAACATAAGAAAAATTACAGACCCAACTTTTTAAAAGCTTTTTCATCCAACTTTCTCAAATCATCTAAGCTATAGAAACGGCCTTCAGGATCAAAGAACTTTTCAAAATCAAATTTCCCATCTTTATAGAGCTTAAAGCGCTTTGGCCCTAGCCACTCCCTTTGAAAGAAATCATCTGTTTTCTTAAAGAACTCTTTGAATGTGGTGTTTGCATCTAACTGTCCTATTAACTGGCTTCGCTCTTCTTTGGGGATGTCTTTAACTCTACGTTCGTCCATTACAAATGGCCGTTCGCCAACAAGTTGACCGTCCTTCTCGACCGGAACCAAGATACTGCGACAGTTAGGATGTAACGGCGGCACTCGCTTTGCCGGATCATTTATTTCCCACACTGAACCATCTAATGAAGCGCAAAGCTTAGAAGTTCGTCCATCTAAAACACTAACAAATCGGACATATTCAAAGCCAATTTGGTTGAAGCTATTTAGATAGGCTTGATTAGCTACATGACTTCGCACAGTTCTTACCGTTCGCTCAATATCAGTTTTGGTACCATTTAAGATCCCATCTTCATAGTTAAGCCGTTTGCTCCCTCGAATACGCTGAACAATTTCTTGGTTAGTTTTGCCTGAATTAATACCATCTCGAATTGCATACTCAACCTTTTGACGGGCACTTTCAGCAATTCTTGAAAGCAGATCATCGACAAGAGCGCCACCTGCCAACGGAACTTTTTTAGCGGATAAGAATAGTTTTTCCCCATCAGGCTTATTAATTTTTGCTCCATAGAGCTTAGCTACGTAATTGGCCTCATAAACAGCCAGCGCCGTAGCAGAAACGGCAAAAGCTTCAGGTAATGCTAAATTAACACTGGCAAACCATTGGGCAATCAAATCCCTAATTTCCCTTAAATTTGAAGTTGTATATTTACCACCAGCTAAAGCAACTTTCTCCGACTCATTAAGCTCATCCAATAAATCCCGAAGCTTAGATAGCATCTTGCTCGTATCATCATTGAATAAAGCCAATAACTCATTTACCGTTTTTGATGAAGCACGATAAAGATAGGCCTGGTGCTGAGTGAGTGCTTCAAATAGTTTTTTGATATCTGTTGCCATCTCACTCTACCTTTTGATTTAAAGTCCCATCTTGCTCTGCTTCAACATTCTGAAGTTCTTCTTCATATTTTTGTTTAGGGAACATACCTGTTTGGTTGTATTCCCACCATGATTTAAATGAAGATCGGCCTTGTAGAGCTGCTTCAAATAACTGTCGAGCTAACTCAGCTAAATAACCCTGTTTGTTAAATTCTTGACTGATTTCGAACATCAGGTCATCTTTATTAAGAGCATCAACATTAGCTATTACGTATTTGGCACACCATCGCAAAGCCATAGACAAGGCTTCATTCATGTTCACGACACATAGCGATAAAACGGAATGCTGAACAGCATCATCATTGTTAGCTTCTGTGGCTGTTTTAGCAGCAGAACCCTTTTCAATTAAGCGTGCGCCTAATTCTTTCATTTGATTCCACTTATCTTTCATTGCTTCACGGGACAAAGTGTTAGGGTTTGCTTGTTCAATGCCGATTTTGCCATTTTCAGGCAAAGGCAAAAGTACCTTCGCTCCAACGTAAATGCCTCGAGCTTTTGCCTCATCGAACCATTGCCAGTTCACACCGCTAACATAGTATTGAGGTTGCCCCATATAAAAAACGGACTCTTGAAAGTCCGCACTGTCACGATAATGAGCTAAATTTAGATTAGCTAATGCGAGTAATGGAGGTTTCTTAATTTCTTCAGAATTATCTACCGCACCGACAAAAGTAAATGGAATATAAGACCAAGTTTTGCCACTGTGATCAGTCGGAAACTTTTTTGGCCCTCCTTCATATTCGCCCTTGTCATTTTTGGTATATATCTGAACAGAATAAGCATATTCTCCATTGTCAACTGGCTCTAAACGCAAAACACGGAACTGCTCACGATCCTCTTTACTGAAACCATCACTTCCACGGGTAGAAACTACCTCTCGGATAACTACTAAACATAGTTTTTTCTGGTTCCCAACCATCATTGAATCCCAGTTAATTACATCAACAGCATTCAATAAATGAATCATCGGATAGGCTTTTTGTGCTTTAAATTCCGCTAGATTACGAGCTGGCGGCACATCAGGATAATCTACATATAAAGCACAACGATAATGCTTCAATAAATGGCGAATTCCATTTTGAGCCAATTGATAAGTACTTAAACCAGCACCATTTGCATTACGTTCTAAATGAGCAAGTTCCGGAGGAAATTTAAAACTTGGATCGGTTGCAAAAGCTGCACCAACTAAACTATTTGATGTAGTCCCTGTTACTTCATAAAAGACTGCACGGGTAAGATAAGCCTCATAAGCGCTTTTATTTGCAGGTGATTTATCATGTGCATTTGGCATCGGCAAATATTTTTCACCTTTAGCCTTAACTGCATCTTCACCTTCACAAACATCATCAAGTTTTTGCCAGTATGGCAAGTTCTTAACATATTCAGCATGTTGAAAAGTTACATCACTCATCGAGCAAATCCCATATCAGCAAAGAAGGCTTCAAAACCTTCATGTAATTCATTAAACGCATCTGAAGCTGCATCCACTTGGTCGTCATGTGTGCCATTAGGAAAATGACGAAGCTCATCAATAAAATCCTTATTCCATTCACCTTTGAGCATTCGTACATTTCCCACGTTAACTTGGGCCGCAAATGGTTGTGCACGTGTAAGCTTGTCACCTGAAATTGGTTTGGCTATCACGTTATAACCCGCAAGAAGCTTCACAAATGAACTAGCTTGCGATTTACCAGCTTGACCGGGATCTTGTGGTAGACGCACAGAAACTTTTTTTCCCATCTATTTTTTGCTGTTTGTTCTAAGCGCTTATTCACATTGTCAGGTCCAAGCTGTCCTCTAGTTACATCGACAATGTAAGTAAAACCATCTGCGCCTAGAGCTTCTCGCACACCTACTGTAAAGTCGCCCTCATTTTCGGTAGCCCCAAAATCCCAAGCCCTAACTTGTTTCAATACATCCGCAGGCAAAGCATCAACAATTTGAATATTGTCGGGCTTAAAAAAACCGCCTGCTGGCGGTGATGGCATTTGTCGGTACTGCCCGGCAAATACATATGGTGCTGCTTGCTCCATTAGCCTCAATTTTTGGATATTGTGTTTTGCTGGCCACAGTGCGGATCCGTCTTCCTGAATAGCTGAAAGACATAGATGCTCCCACACTTCACCGTTACCACCAGCTACAGGAACGCCGTCTTTTCTATCACCTAGCAACCATCCAGCTAAATCATCTTCATGAAGTCGCTGCATAATCACAATGATCGGCGTATCTGGCGAGTTAGTACGCGACTCAAGGGTGTTTTGGAACCAATCAATTACCCCTTCTCGAATTGTTTTAGAAGAAGCTTCATGCGCTTTGTGTGGGTCATCGATAATGATGCATCCACCAAACCCATCACGAAGTTTACCTGCGCCAAAACCAGTAATCGTACCGCCTGTACCAGTCGCATAGCAGACACCGCCTTGAGAAGTTCTCCAGAAGTCTTTAGCCTTACTATCATCACGCAATGTAAGCTCGGGAAAGACTTTTCTATACGCCTCTTCTTGCACAAGGGTTCGAATCTGGAAGGCGTTATTTGCGGCAAGCATTGCCGAGTAACTGATATGAATAAACTCACAGTCAGGCTTCTTTCCAAAACACCAAGCCATAAAATTAATTACAGCAATTTCAGTTTTAGAATATCGTGGTGGAACGTTAATAATTAACCGCTTTATCTCTCCGCGATAAACTTTCATCAAAGCTTCACAGATTTCTAAGTGGTGCCAGTTCTGCATCCATTTATAACCACGGCGCTCCTTAAACATGTACCTTGTGAAGAAATATAAATCTTCTTGCGCCTCGATCCGGATGGCTTTATCCCGAGCCGCATCAGTACTCATCTAAGACTTCCCTCCGCGCTTTTAAGTAATCTTCCATTGGAACTGGAATTTCTGAATTAACTGTTTGGACTGGACCGCCGTCTTTGCCTGTAATTTCTTTTCGATTGGTATAAAGTCCACCAACCTCTTTAGCTGCCTGCTCTAAAAGGCTCGGCACAATGACTGGGTTTTCTTTGAATTGTTCATGATCGATGAACCGTTGTAGACGCTTGAGGCGGTAGGCAATATTTGCGATTGGGATTGCGCTAAGGTTGTCGTTCATTTCCTTGCGCACTCTGTAGAACTCAGTTTTAAATTCTTCGCTTAAGTCCTGCCCTGTTTTCTTTGTTGGGTCGTATGCTTCACATTGCTGTTTGGTTACGGTGATACCAAATTCTTCTTGGACGCCTCTTGCTGTTTCACTAGGTGTCTCATAGGTAGCAAGTGACCGTACTATATAGAGTTTCACCCGTTTATTAAGCCTTGCCATTTATCTCTATCCGTCCAAGTACGTCCAAGTAGAGTGGCAAAAAAAATTTAAACCACCTTCAAGTTACAAGTGCCGCAAGCATAATGAACATCTGCCCGTGACAGCTGCGGTCTTTTATTAGCTGCTTCAACTATCCGCATAACATCCTCACTTGCTCCATATCGACGAACAACGCCAGTAAATTCTTCAACATCGTGACCTTGAATAGCTAACTTAGGCATACCAGTTTCTCTGTTATAAGCTGGTGTCCCGTATTGGTCCTTCTTATGTGCAATGTGATAAAGCTCGTGTTCAACCAAAGCACAAAAGTTCACATCACTTGCTATACGTGAATATGAAGCATCAAAAGTGATTAAGTATTCAGGTAAATAATTGAACCACTGGATGAATTGTTCTTCTTGTCGTTCTTTCTTCCAGCCACCAGCATTGATCATGACTTTTTCAGTAGTACCAATGACCTGACGGCCTTGCTTTTTAAAACCAGATCTAGCCCACATCACAGCAATATCGGGATATCGAAATGACCGTAAATGCATGTGATCAGGGTTAAATAATTTAGATTTAGGATCTAGAAAAACCTTTCTTATCCATTCCCATAATTCTGGCGCTGGCACAAAGTTAGGCGTACCCATTTCAAAAATCCAATCTGGAGGCATTGGACGAACAGGCACATGAAAGCCGACTTCATTTTTCATAAATTTAACCCAATAAAAAAAGCCCCAAATTGGGACTTTGTAATTCATTAATTAAGTAAAAAATATTCCATAATTCTTTCAATCTACTACAAACTTAATTCTGCTTTTGACTCTCAATCATTTCTGAAAGGCTTTTTTGAAATTCAGGGATGGAAAATATATCAATATATGGCATTTTAAGAATCCTTTTATTTTTCTTAAGTACGCCTAAGCCAGAAAGAGACTGTGATTTATCTGTTAGGAAAAAAAATTCAAAACAGTAACCCTCAAAAATAGTTAAAAACCGAATTCGCTGCATATTATCAATATTACAATAAATATCAGTTATAAAATCTAATTCCATTTCATTAAATGGAGCTATCAAACTTACTAATTTTGAAATTCTGAGATCATAACATTCGGTTAAAAAAACCCGCTCGTTCTTAACACTTTCCTTTAAAAAATTTTTAGCTAAAGGAGATTCATCAAAAATTTTTAATTTTTTAAAAACTTCATGGTTAGATTCAATTCCTCTCCACATGATAGACAATAAATATAATATAAGCTTATTTTGGTCAACACCTTGAATTTCATAGTGATTATCTCTCTTTTTATGTTTTACAGATTTAATTCTATTTCTTAAAATATTTAATGAATAGTCTTCATATTTTTTATTTAGTTTATGTTCACATTCACCACATAACATATATGTTGCCCACTGATCTTGATCTTTGACAACTTTATTATGCTTTTTATCAAATCTTAAAGCATGATTTGCACCTTTTAAGGCCTTTTTAAAAACTGCTCTGCCAATGACATGCGAACGTTTCAATTCTTTTTCTAGATCGCATAGTTTGCAAATTCCTTTTTTCATTTTGCTGCATATCACTCTTGATGTTTCATTTATATTTTATCAATAAAAATAAAGGAATAAAAAATTAAAATATTTAGGATTATTAACAAAAAAAAGCCCCTCCAATAATCGATATTCAGCGAGGCCATTTGCGCCATAATAAGCTCGGTAACTTTTCTATAGATGCGTAAAAGTAATTTTTTAAAAATATCTTTTAAATTTAATTTATTAAGCAAAAAAGAAATATTACCCTATTTTTCAACTTCTTTTAATAAAATATACAAAGCTGCATAGTTATCAATAGCTGCGACAATTTCCTGCTTTTTTTGATCAAATGATATAACAGGTGTTCGGTTTTGATGAACTTTATCAATAATTTCATTTTTCAAATCGATATAAAAAACCGTAGGTTTAGGGAATTCATCGCTATCATTGAATTGCTTGTCATGAAATATAGGATAAAATTTATTTAATTGATCAATTAACAACCTTGTTAATTGAACTTGAATTTCAGACTTTAGATCATTAAAACAATCCGATTGTTTAATTTCGTTGATGAGTGAAAAGAAATATTCTGCTCTACTATCCACTAAATGGCTACTTCCAAAACCACCTGAAGAATGTAAACTTTTCAAAAGTAACATCCGATATGTTGAAACTTTAATTGACTTTAATTGATCTATTGTTACTTGTAATTCCTTTTTTGCTTCTTTTAATTTTACAATATTGCCCCCAATTGATAGCTCTTGAACCTCATCAAAATATGCGATTATTGCGGATACAATTGCTGAAAATATTATCAAAATAACGAAGTGGTTTTGGTCAATGTATTTATCCTTTAAAAGGATAAAGGAAACAAATGAAAATAAAATAAATGTAATTAAAGAAAATATGATTCTCATGCAGATTTTCAGCAAAGAAAATTTTATTATCAACAATTTAAATATAGTTGCAATAACTTTTTCTAGATTTCCACTTAAAGATATTTTATTCATTCTTATAAAATAAAAGCCCATCGTTTGATGAGCTTTTGAATCTCAGTGATTTGCATACAATAAGATCATTGTAATACAAATATGCCACACCCCGTGCGCACACTCAAGCGGTTTTTTCAAAAGTTTCAAACTTAAATTGAGGGTTACGGCTTTTGATATAGGCCATACCACATTTTAAATCCTGTCTAATTTGATTAACTGAAGTATCGTTACTTTGAGCAATATCGCGTAAAGAATTACCCATAACATGATGTGACCAAATTGCTGAAATCCATTCTTGTATAATATGGTCTTCGATTAATTTAATATCAATAATCAATCTATGGATTGCACGCGCTTCATTATCATTTAACTGACAGCATGTACCCTTACGGCGGATACATAAGCGATCTTTTAAATTTTCATCGCTCATATACATAGCTATTAATTTTTCACGTTGTTTTTGAGTGATGCGTTTTGTTGGCATCGTCTTAACAATTTTGACCATTGTTTCGGTATCGCCGTTAAGCCAAGCTCCAAGCTGGCGACACCACTCTTCAAAACTAAATCTAGACCAATCGACCGCTTGTAAAATGTGTTGTTGTACTGGCATATTCATTTTCATCCCACCAATTGCTCAATTTGTTTAATCGCCACGCCTGCTTTAACTTGCTCTGTGCTGAACCGTAAAACTGTAAAACCCATCATTGCTGCGGAGTTGTATTTCTCCATATCCCCTATATAGCCTTTGCCCCTTGTATGACGGCCTCCACTCCAGATCCCGCCTTCCACCTCAATCAAAATCTTTGTACCCGTTATTAAAAAATCTGCTCTCCATTTACGATCAGGATGGAACTTATATTCCTGTTCAAAACCAATCTTGCATGCTCTTAAATGCGTTGCCAGAACCATTTCACCCACACTTGGTTGTCTGGCAACTTGCTTTGCTGAACGCCGCTTTTTATTTTTCTTTATCGGAAATAACTTTCGGTAATCAGCAAGGCTCATTGATGTCATTTAGGCTCACCACCATTGAGCACTTGCTCTAAAGCTTTAAAGGTTCGAATCATTGACATTTGTTGAAATTCATGATTGCCGCGCATGTCCCCTTCAACATACTGCAAAGCATATTGAGTCTCCTTTAATGCCCCATCTAAACGCTTTTGCAATTCCACTACTTTCGCTTGCAGGTGCTGCCATACAAGGTTGTGTTGATAAACATTTTCTCTAATGTACGTATCTTCATAGCGTTCAAATAGATTAGCGGGCGGAACAAAACCATAAGGCTTGTAATATGTATCTAAGTACCACTGCTCAAACTCTTCCATCACACATCCTCCACTTTGCAATTAGCGTAGGTCTCAAAGAAGAACTTTACAGGCTCGGATTTAATTTCAATCAGTCCAAATCGAAGTAAATGACGAGCATGCGTGCTATCGCGTAGTAACTGCACATCACGGTAATGTGTAAGCATTTTTCGCCACCCTTCCAGCGGCATTGACGATTTATTTGTATTACAAGGGATACAAGCAGGATTCATATTTTCTATGGTATCGTTTTGCGGTCTAGTCATTTCACCCGTAATTAACTTCCCGCCACCAACATGTATTAAATCTCGTTTCACCGCTTCGATATGGTCTGCATGCCACTTTTCACCCAGTAATTCCCCGCAGTAGGCACAATGGCCACCAAACTTTTGTTTTAGCTCAGCACGTTGCTGTTTAGTTAACTTCATCGGCTATGCTCCACTTTCATACCGTCAAACTCTTGATCAATTACGGTCATACCGCGCACTACAGCTGCTTGTGAAGGAAGCTTCTTAAAATCAATAGTGTTTACTTCATGGCAGTGTTTGCACATAAACTTATTTTTCTTTTCAAGCTTTGCCTGTATTTCACGGACCTCTGCCAGCATTCTGTTATTACGTTGGGTGACTTGATTCAATTGGTCTAAATATTTGGCAATCCATAAAACTGGATTAAGTTTTGTTTTGCAGTCCATACAAAGGATCTCATTATCTTCCTTTGATATTTGAATACGCCCGTGATCACACTCCACAATCTCATTTCTACGTGTGAACTTGATAACTTGATTTTGTTCATCAACATGAATCACATGCTTATCTTGGAAATGGCTCATACATTCGCCCCTTCAATTAACTTAAGAATATTTCTAGGAATTGGCATACCTTCACGACGGCACATCTCTGCGTATTCGTGCGGATTGTCAAAAGGATCTGGACCTAGCTCTTGTTTGAGTTCTGGCTCTTTTTCCTTAGCCTTAAGCTTTTGTACTGGTGCAGGTTTACGACCATTGATTTTTAAACGTTCCATCAATGATTGGAGATGCTTTTGCGCTTCGTCATTGCTTACTGGGGTGTGTTCAGGTTCTTTATGCTCTAGTTGTAGCGGTGGAGTGTAAAACTCTTGCTGACGGCCTTTTAACTGAGCTTTAGCCACCATCACGTTGTAGGTTCCGAAGAAATTATCTTGAGCTGCTCGCATTTGACCGGCTTCGATCAAGTACATAACTTCGTCTAATGCATACTTTGTAATTTGTGTAATAACCACCGAACGATCAGCAGTAAACTTACATGCTCGAGACCAAGCTTCTTCTGGAGACATCCAACTTTCACCAATACACCAGGTGCGAAACTCTGCAAATGACGGCATAAAACGCCCACCTGCTGTAAGTAATCGAGCAAGTGCGTTGTTAAATTGGTTTTGTTGAACGCCAACCAGTGTTTTAAGTGCGATTTGCTCAACAACTGACAGAGGAATTGCACTTTCGCCTGTTGCTGGAAATTGCTTATTGAACTGAGCAGCGTAAACAGTGCGAAGAGAAGCGATTAATTGACGCACTTCGTTCAAGGTAATCTCATGCATGACCTACCTCCTCAATCATTGGAAGCTTTTTTGCTGGGGTTACATCCACGATTTGAGATTCGCTCTGTTCTTCAAAAAGATTAGCGAAGTAACCCGACTCTTGTGGTTTTTGACCGGTTGAAGTGATTTGCTCTTGTTTCTTGCGGTTTGCAGCAACTTGTTTCTCGTTGTTTTGAACCCAAGAGAACCACTTAACCAACCAGATGCTTGGTGTATTCAACGAACTTGATTCGTTTGCAAAGTACCAGTCACCGAAATTTTGAATCATGGTTCTCAAGTCGATTTCAGGTACCGAAACAAATCTTTGTTGAGCAAGTGAAATGAAATCGTATTGAAACTCGCTGTATTCAGAAATGAATTCACGCATTGAGTAACGCTTGTGATCATCGATCTGATACTGAGCAAATTGAATTGGAGTTAATTGCGAATTTTCTCCACGCGTATTACTACTACTATCAATAATTGGTTCTTGGTTTATGGTTAATGGTTTATGGTTATTGGTTGGTTGCACATCCGTTTGTTCTTCGTTTAACAGATTTTCAACGACCGTTGAATTTTCGTTAGACGCTTGATCATCTTTTGATGAATCACTGTTGGACGAGCCTTTCTTTTTCGCTGCACGTTTTGCAGCAGACGCCTTACCAGCCTCACTCGCTTGTTTCTTTTTCCCGTGATATTCAGCAATTTCTCGTTCACAACGATTATTGCGATAAACACCTTCTTCAAGAATGAAAAACTCATCAAGTACATATTTGAGAGCTTCTTTTTGCTCTTCGGTAGTACATTGCAAACGACGTGCTAGACGATCAATGCTTGATGCATCAATCGCCTTCTCCGTGTCGTAATACATGTCTAATAAGTCGCGGTAAATCGCACGCTCAATTAAACTGAGGTGGCGAGTCGCATTGTTAAAGTCACCAATATGGTGTTGGTAATAATTCATGCGGCCCCCTTAATTTGTTGCGTAATAAATGGATTATTTGCTCTGGCGATGGCAGCCATTGGATATGGAGAAACGGAGTTACCAACCATAAAGACTTGATCTTTTTTAGATAGAGGCTTTCCATCGCTCCCGTATTCAATTACGTATGAATCTGGAAACCCCTGCGCTCTAAAAAGTTCACGTGGTTTAAGCATGCGTATGCAGATATCAACAATTGCCCAAGGTTCACCTTTGATCCAAACAGTAACTAGGGCTAAACGATCTTTAGTAGTGATCGTATCCATTGGCTCAGTGATACTTCTTGCGTCTCCATTGCCGTAGTAGTTAATTAAAAATGCAGCAACACGAAGAGCGCCCTTATAGTTATCTTTGCTCAACTTGGCAGTAACTAATCCATGATGCCCACCTTTCACTTGTGCACATATGGTTGATAGAGGCTCATCAATTGACCAATTCCGCTGTTGAGAAGCGTTTGCAAACTCTGTAATAAACGGAACAAGGATTGGACTTATTAAAGAACTATGTCCGCCATAACCTGCTGTAGTTGTTGCTAATGGTTCACGTATGTCATGACCAAAACTTGTACGGAAATCACGGCCAATAAAAGGTGTGGCAGAATTAACAAAAAATGGCTCTTTAGTTTCAATGACATATTTTTGAATACCTTTAGCTATGCGTTTTAGAGTTGCATCAGCTAGAGGACCTTGCGGCCTATCAAAAATAGAATTTCCTAAATCTGAAAAATCAACACATTCAACTGTTGAGCGCCATTTTTTTAAATTACCCTTAGGTTTCTTTGAGAAGTATTTTTCTGGCCATACTATTGGTTGCCCATCACAGCGGGCAATGAGAAATAATCGCTCACGTTTTGTTGGCGCTCCGAAGTCAGCAGCAATAATATTTTTTTGCCACTCAACTTCATAACCAAGTTGTTCAAGACTACGGACAAAGTGTTTCCAAGTTTTACCTTTCTTCTTGGGGTTTGGTACTAAGAATTGATTGTGGCGAGGAACTCGCTCACCAGGCTCTGCAATTCGATTTACCTTTTTGCCATTAATATTAATTTTATCGAGAGTAATGACTCTGCCTGTTGCTTTGTCTCGTTTTGCAATTAAAGGTCCCCATCCTAAGATCTGCTTAACATTTTCTAAACTGATCACATCAGGTTTAACTTTGCCTGCAAACTTAAGAACAACCCAAGAAAGGTCACGTATTTCTTTTTTACGTGGTTGTCCGCCAGCAGCTTGCGAATGATGTGTGCAGTCTGGGCTTGCATGAAACCAACCGACTTGATGACCATCACAAATATCAATTGGATCTACTGCAAATACATCTTGAACATAATGCTTTGCATGGGGATGATTAGCCTCATGCATAGAAATTGCTTTTGGATTATGGTTTACAGCAACATAAACAGGCCTGTTTAACCCCATCTCTAATCCAGTGCTTGCACCACCACCGCCAGCAAAGAAATCTACGATGATTTTTTCAGAAAAATTTAAGTCGAATTGAGTTCTAAAAGAACGAGCAGCATCAACAAATGTATTCATGCTTCACCGCCTTCTTTAATCTGAATGTATGTGCTACCCAAGAAGCGAATACGATCAGCACGGCTAAGGCTTCTAATAATTTCCTCAGCATGGTTGTACGTAATACGATGCTGACGCACTAAAACCTCTTTAAATTCATCTCGCTTTACAGCTGCATTTTTAGTATCAGCTTTGATTCGCTCTAGGTTTTCTTCACACTTTTTGATTAATGCTTTAAGTGTGTGGAGAGCCGGTTCAAACCAGCTCTGGATTATTTGTTCTTGATTTGATAGATTATTCGTGTTCATTTGATCCACCTCATTTGAATGCCTAGAAGCCTGATCTCGACCATCAGGCTTTTTTAATTTCTAGAATTTGGGATTCTGGGTTTACCCCGATCTTCCCTAGTAATCCTAAACGCTCCCTTTTCTTCCTATTTTTTTCAGCTCTTTCAAGCATTAAGCTAACCTCATGATATTCACCCATAATGGCTTTCTCTAAGAGGATTACGGCTTGATGCGCATAATCTTTACCTCGGACATCCGAGATCAATCTCAAACGCTCCATCATGTCAGGGAGCATCTTCAAACGAAGATCTTCTTTTTCAAGGCTCATGAAACTCTCTTAAATGGTAGTGTTGGTTCTTGTTCAAGCAGCTTAAAAGCAGCAGCTTCAGGCACAAATTCACCCCACTGGTAAACTGCTTGACGGCTAATTTTTAAGATTTTTGCGATTTTTGGCGCATTGAACCGAGCCAAAACATCTGATGTTTTCATCTCAATTCGCATATTAATTCCTAACTTCAACTTTACTTTGTCAAGTCTACTTTACGAATAAATGTTTAGCAAGCTTTGCAAATGAAAAGTTAAGATTTCTTTACATTTTACATATGGCAATAGCCATGAGATTTACACTATGAGCACTCTACAAGAGCGAATGTCTTTAGCTATAAAACACTATGAGTCTGAAACAGGTAAAAGATTCAAGAATACTGATTTAGCTAGATTTGCAGGCGTTAGTAGAGCTAATGTCGGGCTATGGGTAAATGGGCCAACACAAGAACTTGAAGGCTCAAATTTAGTAAAAGCTGCCGAGTTTTTGGGGGTTTCTAAAGATTGGCTTGCTGGTCAAAGCAACAAAATGGATGCTACAAAAATTGATAATAATGTCTCCAAGAAAGTAGCAAAATTAGCACCTGTTCTTTCATGGGTTCAAGCTGGAACTTTTACCAATGTGCAATCAGTTGATCTATCAATGGTTGAAGAGTGGCTCCCTTTACCTGATGAATGCACTAATTGTTTTTATCTAAAAGTTCAAGGCGTTAGTAATCAACCTGACTTTCTAGAGGGTGATTACATTCTTGTTGACCCAGATGTTTACTACAGTGACATGCAATCTGGCGATATGGTTGTGGTCCGAAGATTTGAAGATGCAACTTTTAAAAAGCTTGTTATTGAGACAGATGGATCTCGTTATCTACAGGCTCTAAATCCTAAATTTGAACCAAATATCATTCCTTTGGATGAGCATTGTTATTTCGTAGGTCAAGTGGTTGACTGCATGCGATATACATATAGAGCAAAAAGAAGAACTAGACCAAATTGATAAAAAACGTGGCCCGACGCAGAATTTTAGAATTGATCGGGGAAATTATTATAGATTATTGAGGGAATTCAAATGAGTATAACTGTCTTACCTAGCACTGCATACATAACTTCTCATGAGTTAATTAGTGGTGGGGTGATGGGAGCAACAAGAAAAGCTAGTATTGAATGGGATGATGGGTCATTGCGTAAGTGCTACGTAAAGGTGTATCCAAAACAGGACAGGATAAGAAAAATATTCAATGAATTGACTGGATTTTTAATAGGTAATGCTTTGGGTATATTTCAGCCTGATAGTGCTGCCCTAATGCCATTAAACCAATTGTTTTATGCTGATTATGGGCTAAATACTGCTAATGAAGAATCTGAGACCTGGGCATGGGTTACTTCTGAATGTGGGCAAAGCGTATCTGGAATCTTTCAACTTAATAAATCCCAAGCTTCTCTAGAGAGAAATATTGAAGACACAAAAAATAAATATATTAATGCAATTTCATTAATATGTGATCAAAAAAATATTCCTCAAATAATCGCTTTTGATGATTTCATTGCAAATGATGACCGGAATATTGGAAATCTAGTGATGACAGGAAATGGCAACATGGGAGTAATAGATCATGGAGAAATTCTAGGTAGAATAGATTGGATAAAAAATCTAACTCAGCTTGACAAAAGTCAATTTTTCTTCAATAAATTGCTTTATATTCTCGATCAGCATAATGCTATTAAGCAGCAAACAACTTTTACAGTTAAAAGTAAAGCAGTAGAAGCTATTGGTGAGCACGAGCAAGCTTTTATTTCTATACAAAAGCAATTACTCACCTGGTGGAAAAATATTCTTGAAATTTCAGACATACCTGAAACTGATCATCCAAGATACTTGGATCATTTATTTGATTTTTTGCACTACCGTTGCCAACAACCTAGTGCACTATTTGCCAATCGAATAGGACTGGTGGCTTAAATGTCTTTACTTGAACGTCTATCTAAAGCAAAAACAACACCTTTATTAACTGGTGAATGGATGACAATAAAGTGGACGCCAGATCCAACAACACGCGAGTGTTTTAATCTTGGTGTTGTATTGAAAACAGAAAATGAGATTTTTGTTCGCACTATTGATGGTGATAGCTTTAATAGATTCTCATGTATGTTTGGTGAGGAGATGAAATTTCATGCCCAACGCATTACAAAACTTGCAGAATCATGGGCTAATGAAGGCTGCCTAGAATTATCAAGTCAATTGATTTTTGATAATCATGGGTTTATTCGAGGCAAAAGCGGAAGTCAGCTTATTGATCATTTATTTGATATAGCTGTTCCTTTGGGTCGTCCTATTATTGCTAAAAAAAGAAAAAACTCAGGATTTAATGCTTTTAACTTTCAACAGCTCAGTAATAGTTTATTGGATGAATTAAAGCGGCAAGATCATGATGGATTTAGCTTTAATAAACTTATACCAAGCTCTCGCTATATTGAAATCAATAATCAAAATATTCATGCTCCTTTAAGACCTGTAGATAGTGATGCTGTTGGTAATTGGGCAAGTGTTGTATTTTCTGATCCAGCAAGAATTAGAATTGATTACTTACAAGCGATCAATGATTTAAGAACAGCATCAGATCACTTAAAAAAGAAACCATATCTATTTATTTTAAAACCTGATAGCGACAATCTGGAGCACTTAACACCATATAGAATCGAACAGATCGATGAGATTGTTGACAAATTAGATAGTACATTGAAGCCACAAGGTATTGAGTTGTACAGCTCAACATCTCTAGAAGGTCTGGCAAGTGAGATATATGGGTGGGAAAAAGAAGTAGCCTAACCATTTCAATACTATACCTAACCCACCACCACGGTGGGTTTTCTTTTTTATCAAAATAAAATGTTTAGTTTAGTTTAGTTTACATTATTTTGTAAATCACACTTTACATATTTAATTTTGTAAAGTAATCTTTACCTCGTAGACTATAAAAAAGCACACCGACTCTTCTACCTTCCGATGTGCTTTTGCAAAACTGCGAGATTAATTATGAACGTAAAAGCTACCCCTTTCAACTCATTTGCATTTGTCAGCATGGCTGCTCTTGCAATCTCTGGTGGTTCTTTAGTTGCTTGCCAGCTACAACCAGCTTTCCAAACAAAACACGCACCTACTCTTTTTACACCTAAAACTCAACCAAGTACTTACGGTGTGTTAACCGCAAAAATCACAGGTAAACATTCTGGCGTTGCCGTCATCAAATTAGATAGCTTCCGTTTAAATGTGAGCTTTGATTTTGAAGCCCATCCTGACAGCTACGGCGTTCCGGGTTCTGAATTCACCGCTGTTGATATTACACAACTCACAGTAAATGAAATCACTGATGTTAATGGTAAGTCATATAACGATTTCACCGAATTTGAAGACATCCGCAACATCAATGGCCTTCTAAAAGGCTTCATCGAACGTAACAAGTTGGTGGAGGCTTAAAGATGACTAATTTCAAAAAACACCCTGACGGCTACAAGTCTTATTTGGGTCGTGATGATAAGGGCCTCTACTCTGTTCGCATTGGCTGGCAAGTGTACGCATCTAATGCTAATGGCTCAGTTCTTTACAAAGTTAAAGACGGAGTTAAGACGCCTTTAAATGTGTCTAAGTTCCAAACTGAATATCCGAAAGTTTGGAATGAACTCACACAAGAAATCGATTTTCAACGCAGAAAGCAGCTCGCTATAAAACTGCGTGAAACAAATATCCCTACTTATGACCGCAAAAACTATAAGCGTTCTCGCGGCTTCACCGGCTCTAGATGAGGATAAGAAAAATGACAACTGAAAACTCAAAAGACAACTTGCATATTTGGAATGCAGTTAAGCAAACGCCTACCAATTTTCTTAAAAAAATTGAGTTTGGTTATTTAAAAGGTAAATCAGATATTAACCCTCAATGGCGATTAATGGCTATGACTCAGGCCTTTGGTCCCGTTGGTCATGGCTGGACTTATAGACATGTACGTTTATGGTCTGAAACTGCTCCAGATGGAACCATTATGGCTTTTGCTGAAGTAGCAGTAAAAACCAAGATTGATGGTGTTTGGGGTGAGGAATTTTTCGGCAACGGCGGTTCAGCAATTGTTGAAGTTCAAAAGGGCAAATTAGTAGCGATTGATGAAGGTTATAAAAAGGCCGTTACTGATGCTCTTGGTGTAGCGTTTAAAGCTATTGGTGTGGCAGCTGATGTCTACCTCGGTAATTTTGATGGAAGTAAATATCTATACAACTATGACTATGCCTATCTAGAGCAAAATGCCTCTACCCCAGCAGGTCAAAATACAAATCAAAATAATCAGACAATCGCTCAGGGTGGTAACCAGAAGCCGCCTCGTACTCAGGACCAACTATATCAAGATGCATTAAAAGCAATTAAAGATGCACCAGACACCAACATCTTAAATGCTGCGATTAAGAAGTTTAAAGGTACTACGTATGAGGCGGGTATCAATAGAGCATGCCAAGCACGTGCCGATCAGATGGGTTGGGCACCTAAAAACAATCCTCAGCAAGTTCAGCAACAACAGTCGTTACATCACTAAAAGGAGAGCTATTTATGTCTAACTTACTAACTGCAGCTGAAGCATTTGCAGCTCTTCAAAACGGTAAAACTGTTCTATGTCGTCCAGCCGGAGACATGTTGGACTTTGCCGATTTAGATCAATTCCCCGCTTCTGTTTTTGGCAAACCGGGTTTTGAATTCTGCATCAAAATCGAAACTATTGAACTGGCTGGCATTACATTCACAAAGCCATTAACTATTGATGAGTATGAAGACGGTCAGGAAGTTTTTGTAATCAGTACATATTCACCTACGGTCTATGTTTTAGATTTCAAAACTAACGCATTAATTGATTCTATTAACAGTGGCTTCGTTCAACGTGATGCAGAAAACGCCAAGCTTCAATTAAAAGCTTTTTCAAAAGCACTCGGTATTGAAATCAACAATGATTTAAGTGTTATTCGTCTTGGTGAGGAACCTAAAAAACAGAGAGGCAAAAAATCAAAAGCTGAGCCAGTGGCAAAAGTAATACCTTCTGAAGTTTTCCCTGCAGATAAACAGCCAGCGATTGTTATTACAGAACAAACTAATGTCACAGCTTCCGAGGATCTATTAACTCCAGTATCTAATGAACTTGAATCAGATCCAGAATATCAGAAGACATTAGATACCCTTCTCCAGCGTGTTAAAGAGTCAAAAACACCAGCTGAGGTAAATGCTGTTTATCGATACACCCGTACATGGTCAGATAAACAAATGGATCCTCTACTCAAAGCTACTCACAAGCGTTTGACTGAGCTTGCAGATGAAAAGCCTGTAGAGAGTGAACCACCTTCACTAATGGTCCAGATCCAAAACGCGCCCGACCTCACAACATTGGATGCTTTGGAAATAGATGTGGCCGCACGAGATCCACAGATTCAATCACGACTCATGGACTTTGTTAAGAAACGCCGCTTTGAGTTACAAAATGCGGCATCAAACGAACCTGATTATTTACTGGAGGAACCTTTCTAATGTCAAAACAAACTACTCCAGAGTTTCTTTTCGAGCCAAAGCTGCTACCAATGCAGCTTTTCGAGAAGTTCATTGTGTTCAACGTAAATGCCGGGTATCGCGGGAAAGGCACACCGCACGGCGTGAACTTAATTAAAGGTAATAAAGGCACCCTTTCAGTAAGCAACGAAGGTGTGATGAACAAAGCAGCTCAAGAGCGATACAAACTAATGCTTTTGAAATATTTCAAAGAAGGTCGCTCTGCAATGGATGAGCTGGACCATGAAGTTAAACGTATTTATAGAATGGTGGCGTGAATGCTAAAAGATTTGAGAAATCTATCTGATGCAGAGCAACAAGAATATTTGGATCGCTTCATAATGGCTAATGAAGAACAGAAGTTTCCTCAAGAGGTTGTAGCACTTTATTTAGATTGCTCGCCTTGGACATTAGCTAGAATGCGTTGTGATCAATCATCACTGCCTTTCTCGAAAATTGGGAGACGTGTTTCATATAAAAAGAAAGACGTTTTGAAATATGAGCAAAGCAAGACTGTGCTTAATACAGCACAGCTTGCAACAGTTTAAGGCGGTTAAACCGCCTTTATTTCTTTTAATCTTTCTGCCCAAACAGATTGGTAATTAAAGCAATCAATCTTGCCTTGATACACCGCTTCAATCATGTTCATTGAAGCTCTTAATTCCTCATCTGGAATTTGAACATATCCACCTGTCACATCAATTCTTGGTTTAGCCGTGTGATTAAGAAGTCTTTTTGTCACATAAATATTAAATCTTAAAAGGTTGCATATAGTGGCAAATGTACGGCGGAAATCATGCATTGAAACGTAATAGTCAACTTCTTTACCCACTCTATTCAATAATGTATCTACCTTAGTCGCATGCATATTCCACGAAGTAGGCATCTTAGTAGCTGGGAAAACCCAATCGTTTTCTCTTAATAACCAACGTTCACGCAAAATACTGTGTAGATGATCACCAATAGGAAAAGTATGATCTGAACCATTTTTGGTATCTCTAAAAGTTAAGGTACCATTTTTAATATCTACATCAGACCACTTTAGACAACATGCCTCCTGTTTACGGCATCCCGTATACATGCACATCAATACGATATCCCGATGCGTGTTTGACCTAGCAGTATTTTCCAGATTTAACTCATCTTCATAATGAAGCACTGCATTGTAATATTTGTGAATGATGTCTTTATGGAGATGTCTATCCCTACTTGCTATTTTATTCCAACCTCTTGTTACGGAAATAATGTCAACTGGATTACTTTTAAGAATCGGGTTCTCATCTGTTGAATAAAGAACATGAATATACTTCCATAAGGTACCTAAAAGAGATACAGCACCATTTGCTGACGACTCACTTACTTCTGATACCTCAATAAATCGATCCAGTACTTCTTGCTTAGATATCTGGAAAAGCTTTTTGTTGCCCCACCCCAAATATAAATCAAAGTACTTACGGTACTGCCTAATTGTTTTTGGCCTAAAGTCATTTCTATCAATATAAATTTGAAGAGCTTCATTCACTGTAATATCTAAAGGATTAGCAACATTCTTTAATTTGATAGGCTTTTCATATTCATTGTTTGAAATTTTCGCCAGAATCATCTGAGCTTTTGCTCGAGCATTTGTTGCAGGAATATCGGTAGTTTTACCAATTGTCACTCGATAGAGTTCACCTTCATGCCTCCTTTCAACAATATAGGTTTTACTTTTATTAGTTACCCGAACAGCAAAACCGATCAGTTCTGCATCTCTATATATTTTTTGACCTTTTTCAGTTAATGGAATAGCATCAACAGTAGATTTGTTGAGTTTCAT